GCATTCGCAGCAAAGATGAAGAATGTGAAGAAAGGAAGTAAAGAGGAGGAAGCTCTTGCCAAGAAACAATTTAAGTTTAACAAAGCAATGCAATTAGCAGGTGCGGTTGTGGATGCTGGTAAGGCAATCACCGCTTCATTGGCAGCAGCTCCATTGGCAATTGGTGTGATTCCCAATCCGGTTGGTATCGCTAACCTTGTTGCAACTGCAGCAGTATCGGCAGCTAATATTGCAAAGATATCAGCAACACAATTCACATCAACAAGTGCACCATCATCACCTGATACTTCAGGAGGAGGAGGTGGTTCCGTAGCATCATCCGTACCATCATTCACACCTGGTAACTTGTTTGGTCAAGCCAACAATCAGAATAATGTGGAATCAACTGATTCAAATAATATAACAGTGAATGCAATTGTAAGTGAAACGGAAATAACATCCCTTCAAAAAAAAATAAGTAAAATCCACAAATCCTCAGAATTATGATATCATATCAAGCACTCACCGATGAAATCATCGACTTCTACAATGCACACCTCCAGGTAAAAAAGGTAGGTACTGATTTCAAGGAACAGTTATTCAACTTCGCCACAAAGGATGAGAAGTATCCTCTCGTGTATATCGTTCCGGTGGATGCAATTCCAAGTGAAAACGTCACTTTGTTTACCTTAGAAATCTATTGCTTTGATATCATACAAAAGGATCGTGCCAATATCACCACAATTCTCTCAGATACTCAGCAGATATTGAATGACCTTTATCTCAATTACACATTCTCATTGATTGATACTGATTTTGATGTGGAAGGATTCCCTACCTTTACACCATTGAACAATGACCTCTTGGATTATGCAGCAGGTTGGTTGATGAACATTACATTTGTGATTCCTTCATGGACCGATTGCCAAATTCCAAAACAAATTGGTGATTAATTATAATATATAAGTATGGGAGTTTATAAAAATACCGGAGAATTCAACATCCTTTATCCAACGAGAAGGAAGGTTGCCAATGTTTTGAGGAAAGTGATTAAGGATGAAGGACTGATTGATTCAGGTACTTTGTATGAATCAGTGCGAATCAACGCAAAGGTCAGCCTTGAGGGGAATCTTCGCATTGAAATACTCGCAGCATATTACTTTGGATTTCTAAACAACGGTACAATCAGTATCGCACCCTTTCATTTGGTGAGAAAATTCAACACTGCACTTGAGCAAAGTGGATTGATATCAGAAATGTACGGACAATATGTGAGTAAATTGGCTCAGACATTCCCTATCCTGGAGCTTGGTGGATTGCTTCGTAAAAAAGTGAAAGTGATATATGACTTCCAACCTTTATATGGGGAGTTTTGGGATGCTCTTGATTATTAGATTTCAAGCTCCTTCCTCATTGCAAGGAAGTTGAATATCAATACAAGTTTTGTATCGGTGATTGCATCAAACTTGGAAAGGTCACCATCACACATCATCCATATCAACTGCTCCCATCCCCATTTGGATGATTTCTTTTCTTGTTCTTGTTCCTTCAATTCCTCCGGATCATCAATCACTTCATCATCCTCAAAGGATTCAGTCATGAGATTGGCATGACTATCCAGGAATGATTGTCTGAACTGAAGATACTCAGGTATCAATCCGAATACTGAGGTGATTGGATAGTCATCGAATAGATGCACTCTCTCACTTGATTTGAATTTGTATGGTTCAGTGATCACATTCCCCCATTCATCAGTGGATGTCTTTCGGTAAAGGATGGCACATATGTTTCTCAAGTTCTTGATGTAGTCATCAGTGACAAATGATTCCAATGTAATGAATTCACCGAGAGTGATGTCAACAAATGGCTTGAGCTTCAATTCACCAAGTTGATGTTGATATCTCTTGGATGGCTCTGAGGTCATCCATGCAAGTTGCTTGGTCAGTTCCTGGAGTTCATCCAATTCAATATCATCAAGCTCCTCATTGGGAAGGTCAGAGAGGATGGATATCACATCGGTATTGTATTGCAGTGTACCATCCTCAAGGTTAAGTGACCTTATCTCAATGAATTGTTCAATCGTTACTTGGCTCCACTGCTTCGGGAGATTCAGATTGAGCATGAGATGCGATTTTTTCAGTTACGAATACAAGGTAAGGGATTGCTATTTCAGCCTTCAATTGCTTGAAAAGTTTTGATTTGTGCTTGAGGTGAGCTTCAGTGTAATGCTCAGTAGGTGTGAGGTCACTTCGTTTGAACATCAAAGCCAACAAATCACTGATCCAATTGTTTGACTTTCGACTAATAATCTTCTCAATCATCTTGGTATCCTTCACTGATATCTTCATCTTCGCTTCGTAGGTATATCCTTCCAATTCAAATGACTCAACCGCATCTTTTTTCTCATACTTGCTTGAGTTGAATTCCTTTACCTTCTCGATGAATTCGGATAGGTCCACATCATGCTCATCCCATTCGGATTCCTTAATACCAAAGTATTCAAAAATCTTGATGTATCGGTCAATGTTATCAAGCTGCTGGTTGTTGGTGATTTCGGTTACCTTCTCGAATTGTTCAATGGTCAATTCATCCATTCGGTTGGGAATCTCCCTTTCAAATATTTTTATCATATGTGTAATTTATGAACAAATTTACAATTTTTTTAATATATACATGACCAAAGACCTACCTATTTACAAAATTACAATTGATCCCGAATATTCTGATGGGGAAGATTTAGGTATTGAGCAGATAGCTTTCACCTCACAACCTGCAATCAAGGTCAAAGGGATGGCATTCCAACAAGCTGAGAGAATGGTTTTCGCTGATGATTTGAAGTATCGAATCACCGCACCGGCAATGATACCGATGGAGATATATCGCAAGGATGATAGTGAATATATGGTGGAGTTTACCGTTGAGGCAATAGCAAATATTCATGAGAAGTTCATGAGTGACCTTCGCAATCGTGACCTATTCAACCTGGAGCATGATACATCCAAAACAGTTCCGGCATATATATTGGAAACTTGGGTTGTGGACCAACCAAAACAAGACAAAGCATTCTCAACATTTGGCATTGAAGTTCCAAAGGGTACATTGATGGTAACTGCTCAGATAACTGATAAAGAGTATTATGCTGAATTGGTTGCCAATGATCAAATCGGATTCTCAATTGAGGGATTCTTGGGATTGAAATTAAGTAATCAATTAAATAAATATAACATGAACAAATTACCTGACGGGGAGCACTTAATCGATGGCAAAATCTACGTTGTTGTAGATGGAGAAATCATTGAGATTAAGGATGCACCAATTGAAGAGGTTGCAATGGAAGAGGTTGCACTTGAGGAAACAGTTGTTGAGGAGGAAGCTCCAATTGTTGAAGATGCAGTTGAGGAAGAAATGGCAATTGATCCAGCATTGGATTCTGAAGCTATCCTTGCAATCGTTACACCATTACTTGAGGAGAGAGAGAAAGCAATCATCGCATTGATCGCTGATCTTCGCAACCAAATGGAAGAAATGATGATGCCGGAAACGGAGGATGAAGTCGAAATGACTGCAACCAAATTATCCACACATGAAAAGTTCAGTGCGGTTAGTAAATTTTTAAGTAATAACTAATAATTAACAATAAACAAAACAAAACAAAATGAGCAGAAAATTAAGATTCGACTTGGATATTGATGCATCAGCATTATTACAAGCAAATAGCGAGGCATTCTATTCTCGTGCGTACTTACAAGAGGAAACGGTTGATAACTACCGTACTTTACCAGGTATCAAATTTAAGACAAAAATTTCCAATGTAACATTTGGTCAGGTTTTACAAGCAGAGAATTGCGGATGGAATGCAAGTACTGATGATCTTGCTTCAGTAGAAGTTGACGTATGTGGATTATCAGCGATGGCAGAAATTTGTCAATTCCAATTGGAGCAGTCATTCGTTTCATTACAAATGACAAAAGGATCAAATGGTGATTTCACTGTTGCATCTTTCATGGATTATTACTGGGGAGAAATGGCAAAAACAATTGCAGAGAACGTTGAGAAATTACGTTGGTTAGGTGACAATGAGTCATTGGTACCTGCATTGGCTTTGTGTGATGGTTATGTGAAATCATTGGTTGCTGATTCAGCAAATGTGATTGACATCGCTTCACCGGTTGCAATTACTCCATCAAATGTACTTGCTAAATTGGCATTGGTATATGCTGCAATTCCTGCTGCGGTTATCGCTAACCAAGAGGAGTTGAGAATCTATGTATCAACACCGGTTGCTACTGCATATCGTGCTGCGGTTGCTGCTGCGAATACTCAAGCCAACTTGACTCAAGCATTGGATTTCTCATACTTAGGTATCAAGATGGTAATGTGTCCAGGAATGGGAACAACATCCAAAATTGTCGCTACGTTACGCGGAAATCTTATCTATGCTTTCGATGCTGAAGGAGATGGTAAAGCGTTGAGAGCTATCAACTTAGCTGATACAGTTGCTGAGCCGGTTATCCGTACTCGTGCTAACATGAAAGTTGGATTCACTCACGTTAATGGTAACGAGATTGTATTCTACAACTCTGCTGCGTAATTAACAAAATATCCTTGAGGGGATGAGATACTCCCCTCTTTTTTTCAATATTTAAAAACAACAAAAATGGCTTGTGAAAATTTAGAATCCATAGTTAAGTCGTGCGACAATAACAGTGGAGGGATTTTCAAGGTATATATCAACCAACAAGATAACATTGATGACATCGTTTTGGGCAGTGCTCCAAATACATGGAGAATCAGTGATATCAACCTAATCGTTGGTGGAGATTTATACACTGAATTTGAAATCCGCAGAAACACCGGAAGTTACACCGAAGATGCAGCAATTGACCTTGTCAATGGTAGCTCATATGTAACCGCAACAATCAGCTTAATGTTCCACCGTCGTGACCAATCTAAGTCACAAGCAATCAAAGTGCTTGGTGCAGGACAACAATACTTGAATGCAATCATCGAAGATGCGAATGGTAAATATTGGTACTTCCCATACTTGCAATTGAGTGCAGTTGGTGAAGGTTCTGGAACTGCTCGTGCAGATGGTAGCAAATATTCAGTGACATTGATTGGTGAAAATGACTTCCTTGCATATGAGGTTGATCCAACAATCATCCCTGCATTGATTGCTTAATTAATACACTACAAAAAAGAAAGCCATCCATTAGGGTGGCTTTTTTTATAAACATTTTTCCGGGTTTTCATAATATATATATATGATTTACATTGATAAAGGTGAGGTGAATTCAATTGTGTTGACATTAACAGAGGTCAGTACATTGTATAATCCATATTATTTGTTCGTTTTTGAGAATGAAATGGATACCACCAATGATCCAATCCTATTCACAACTCCTGACATCTCAACTTGGCGTGAGAGATTCAATCTCTTCCTATTGGATGAGCCGGTTGATGTGAACTTGGTCAAAGGACAATACCGATATCAAGTGTATGAATCAATGATACCACCAACATCAATCCAGGATACGACCGGAGAGGTCATTGAGGAGGGGAGAATGGTTGTAAGTGGTGCAATACAAAACTCAATTTACGATTAAACATGGGATTTTTCGACCGATTTAAAGCAACAAAACAAGAATCACCGGAGATGGTTGAAGGGTATCAATCCTTCAGTACACCATTCCTTAAAATTGGTTCGGGAAATTTATCCCTTCCATACGTTAATGGCAGACATCAAACAAGTGGATGGATTCCATTCGGGGAGCAGAATTTATTTCCAAGCGTTTTAAACCAATTGGTATACTCATCACCTCTCCATGGCTCCATTGTGGACTACAAAACCAATGCAGTAATTGGTGGAGGAATTGAATTGAGAGCAACAACTGCAACACCTCAAGAGCTACTTGATTTATATACATTCGAGAAGAAATCTCGACTCAAGAAAACAGTGCGAATCACCACTGAGCAATTGATTGTCCACAATCGTGTTTACTTTAAACTGTACTTTGATGATAAGATGAAGCTCACTCGAATGGAGAATGTATCTCCGGACAAAGTGAGAAGAGGAAGGAATCCTCAGGATTATTTTATTTGTGATGATTGGGCAGCAAGAATCGATGTACAAAACATAAAGAGATATCATCCAACCTGCACTGACCGATGCCAATTATTTGTGTATGAGGTTGAGTGTTTAGGTCAAGAGTGGTATCCGCTTCCGAAATACACCTCGGCATTAAATTTTGCATATTTGTCAGGTGAACTTTCATATTTCGCAAAAAGTAACATTCAGAACAGTGTGTTCCCATCATTCGCAATGATGTTCCCGAAAAGACCACAATCTGAAGAGGAGAAGAATGTCTTGAGAAATACGATTGACAAGATGAAAGGAGCTGCCAATGCAGGGAAAGCAGTTGCATTCTTTGCTAATTCAACGGACCAATTGCCGAAGATTGAAAGCATTCCAACAAATCAAAATGATAAACTATTCCAGGAAGCATCCGGATTGAATACCGAGCAGATTTGTTTTGCCCATACTATTGATCCGATACTAATGGGAGTACGCACAACCGGCTCACTTGGATCAGGTAGTGATATCAAACAAGCATACGTTATCTTTGAGAAGAATGTTGTAATGCCATTGAGAGATCAAGTCACTGATATCTTCAACGAGATACTTCGCATTGCAAAAATCAATGCAGATTTCATGGTCAACAATTTCCAAATCATCAATGAAACAATTGTTGAGGTGGAAGGTGATGCATCCAAAACTCAAGATGCTTTGAATGCCATGAGTCCATTGGTTGCAACCAAGGTACTTGATACCATGACACCAAACGAAGTGAGAGCATTGGCATCGTTACCTCCATTGGAGGGAGGGGATGTGATTGCAAGTAATCAACCACAAACACCTCAAGCATAATGTTGTATTTCATCACCGAAACCTACCTCAAAACAAACACACCAATCACTGCCAATGTGGATGTGACTGATGTCACTCCATACATTGCAACTCAAGCTCAATTGAGAGTAATGCCAATACTTGGGACTGTATTTTACAATCACTTACTTGAGTCGTACAATGACCATAAATTAACACCGGAAGAGGAAGCTCTTGTTTTGTTTATTCAACCTGTTGTGGCTTGGCGTTCAGCTGAGGATGCAGTATTTGGATTGACGTATCAACTCAAGAACAAAGGACTTCAACAACAATTCGGTGATAACTCATCAAGTGTATCCAGGTCAGATGTTGCATTCGGCATGGAGCACTATGCTCAGAAAGCATCATTCTTTGAAATGAGATTGATTCGATACTTAGTGAAGAACAAATCAGAATATCCAATCTTCACATCACATGAGAATCGAGATACTGACCTACGTCCTCAGATTGATTGTCATATGTGTGTGGGAAATTGCTTCATGAATGGAGTGTGGTCATGTGGATATCCAACAGATAACGGATACAACAATTCAATACTGGTCTTATGAGGCAAAATGTTATGATCATATTAGCATCTTTTTGGGCGGTACTTTCACCGGTTATGCCGATGATATATATTGCCATGTTAGCCATTGCCATTGATACCTGCTTCGGCATTTGGAGATCAGTAAAAAAAGGCGGTTGGAAAGCATTCCAATCTCGCAGATTATCACACACCATCAGCAAGTCATTGTTATATGGTGGTGCAATCATGTTCACCTTCCTCATTGAGAAGTACATTGCCGGAGATATCATCTCAAATTTCATCTCAGTGGAGCTAATCATGACCAAAGTATTCGCATTCTTTTGTGTGATGGTTGAAATCAAATCAATCAACGAATCATATGAGAGTGTGACCGGGAAGAATGTCCTCGCAGCTCTTCGCAAATTTATCACCAGGACAAAAAGCAACTTAGACGATTTGAAATGAAGTTAGACATCAGCAAAATCAAGCAAGTTCGATTGAAGGACAATCAATTCTTCAAAGAGGATTCATCGAAATCACAAATATATCTTCACCATACTGCCGGAAATGGCAATGCTGAGGGTGTGAGTCGCTATTGGAATGGTAATGAAACGAGAATTGGCACTGCCTTTATCATTGGTGAGGATGGAACAATCGTGCAATGCTTCAGTTCAAAACATTGGGCATGGCATTTAGGTATTGACAACCAAGA